CATCACAAGGATGTTTAAGCGGGTCCATTGAATCTTGGTGGATTGCAGGCGCAGAGCTTGATTTGACTAAATAGCCTGCTCTGTCGATCTCTATCATTTGTAGCGTGCCATCGGCGCCTTGACGACACACCCATTTCTTTCTATGCATCCTGCACCTTTGTCGGCCAATCCATGGCCTGAAGTATCGGGTTGTAACTTTTCCAGGTTACCGCCCTATATTATCACAAATAATAAATTTGTCTATGACATTTTTGCGTAGTGCTATGATATTTTTTCATAGCTAGCCCATTGGCCCTATGCCCATGTCATGCCCTTGCCTTATCCCCTCTAACATCATCTTTGCCTTTGCCTCGTCCTGTGCTGCTTTCATCTTTGCAAACTCAATATTGGTATTTGCGTCAATCTTTTGCTGGTCGATACTAAGTTGAGCCTGCTTATACATGCCTTCCTGTTGTAGCTGTTCTTGTCTAGATCTTGCTCTTATTTGCTCGGCTATTACTCTTGGATCTGACTGAGGTGGAGGAGGGGGTGCTTCTTGAGGTTGTTGCATTTGCCGTGGTGGTTGCGCTGCCTTTTGCTTTAACGCATCACCCATCCTATCAATGGCCGCATTCAATGACCTACCAGCCTTAAAGGTTCTAGCTACCATACCTAAAGCCTCTGTCAGTACTTCCGCTGCTTCTGGTACTGCTTGGATTATAGGCAATGAATCATTAAACCCTTGTGTTAATGCGTTCATAAACTCGACTGCCCGGCCTTGTGCCTCTTGGTTATCTTGGGCTATTGTTGAGTCGGTTTCTATATCAATACGGTAGTTTCTAGCGGCATCACTTCTTAAAAGCTGGATAGCTTGAGGGAATGCTTGCACGCTCTCAGGCCCAAGGCTTTCGATAGCTGCCATTTGAAAGATGCTCATGTCTTCAAACTGCTCTGAAATTATCTCGGCTTTCTTCTGGATTATGTCTCTTAAGAACTCAGAAAAGACCTTTTGCTTTTGATTCAGTCTAAGGCTAGCGAACTGCATCTTACCACGTTGTGCGGTTGCCGTTTCTCGTGGGTCTGTCTGCCCTCTTAAGATATCTGATTGTCCTGAGATCTCGTATAGATCCTGCTTAAGAGCTGCCTTGACCTCGTACATTGAGCGCAGAACATTAGCTATATCTTGGATAGGCATCCAGTCAATCATGCCCTTAATACCGCCTGATTGCGCGTGTTGAATCCAGTTTTCTACAGGGTATAGGGCTAGCTCTGCCCCACCTGATGATAGGCTTTGCACCGCCTTTGTCATTACCGCTGGGTATAAACCAGTAACCTTAATAGCCCTTGTTAGCGCACTGATACGATCATTAACCACCCCTAGTTCATCAGATATAGCCTTATACATTGCATAATCTGGAATAGGTACTAAGCTATCAGTTTCCAATGTCCCAAACACCACTTCACACGGAAAGAAGTTCTTTAAGCCCAGAGGGTCTTCTTTCTGATCTAGTGGGGTGCTCTTATAGTCCTTTGATAACCATGTGACTGTCTTATTAGTCTTATCCCATACTTCAAAGATTTCTGCTTTTCTAAATACTGATTTAGTATCTTCTTCCTTGTCTCTCAAAGACTTAGGAACGTAGTTTAATGGGATCTTCTCGCCTAGATCACCAAATCTTTCAACTAACTCATCTCTTGTCATGTATACTTTCTTCCAGACAATCCGCACTTCATCCCAAGTTCTGCAAACATTATGCCCGAAGTTATCACGATGTATGAAGTCTGTTAGTACTTCTTCATGGGTCATGTCCTCATTCATGTCCTCAAAGTAGAACATGCCTGTCATGGGGTCTTGCTCAACTTGCGCAGGGTCTACGCCTTGACCATCTTGGGTGATAAAGCCCATCTCGGTTTGCATTACTGGCACTTTAGTTTCGAACTGCTGAAAGTGTGGAACGTACCTAGTCCAAAGAACGCCACGACCAAAGAGTAAGAACTCATCACGGGCTTTCTCAGCATGACGCATGAAAGGGTATGCTTCTAAACAATACTGACTTGCTCGCTCTAGGATGGTGCTTGCTTCACGGGCTAGAGGATCTTTATCTTTGTATCGGCGCTCGATCTCGACTTTAGGTAAGTTAAATAGGACTGAGGGCTTTAGGTTCTCTAAGTTAGACCATAGAACATTGTATCTCCCTCGCTTGCCTTTCTTACGATCATCTTTGTAAGCATTCTTGATATCATCACATAGGTCATAATACTTTTTAAAATGCTCCTCATATAGATCAATCTCGGCAATATACTTAAACACAGCTGCATCATCTGCCCCCGCTGTTCTTGCTAACTCTGATTCTGATTCTATCTTATCTAAATTATCCATACATTCCTTCTTGTTCGTTTCTATCGTGTACGTTCCAAAGTTGATCTAGTGTCATGTGTTCTATGCCGCGTACTGGCTGCTTTTCTTCTGGTTTTTTACGTACCATTGGCCGAGACATGACCGCATATCTTAGGGTGTCCATTGCGTGATCTTCTAGTGTGGTGTCTATGTCTTCTGGTCTTCGATCATCATTAACCATTTGCGGAAAAGTTCTTATTAAATCTTTGCATGTTCTGAAAATGAACATCATTGGTTGCCCGTCTTCGTTGTCTCTTAGTCTTTGCCGTACCTCATCCCATCCTGAGACACGTGATTTATCAGCAGGCCCCCAGTAAACACCCTTGTTTGCAAATCGTTCTGCTATTGATGGGCCTCCATCTGCTGTGAATATGGCAGTATCAGCAACCGAGTATGTGATCTTATCTTTGGTAGTTTCTCTCTCGATTATCCCTTCGCCTACCTGCTCGACTGTAAGACGTAAGCCCTCATCAATGCCCTTAGCCCCGTACCATTCGCGGTAACAAACCAGCGCCCCTTTAGGAATATTCGGCAGGCTTCCATCGCTTACTGCCCACCACTGAACATCAAAAGGCTTAGCTGATCCCCAGTCAAACGCTCTAAACCGCATCCACCAATCAGGGATCTCAAACGGGTCTATGATGTGACGTGCTCCGAACTCTGGGAAGTATGAACCCGCTAAGATATTCCAGTTTCCGTACCTCATCGCCTCGACTAATGCAGGGCTACCAAGACCTAACAAACTGTACTCATAGTTAGGATCTTCTTTTGTTAACGTTGGATTGTCTTCTAATAGCGCTGGGATAAACTGCCTGAGCTTGCCTCCGTCTTCTTTTGGGACTTGCCACATTGCCTCAGGTTCTGCGCTATCAATAAAGTATCTCTTGCACCATTCGTGCCCCACGTTGCCAGGGTTACTACTTAAGACAATACGAGGGAAATATTTTTCCATACCGTCTTTGAGGTTTAAGCCTGTTGCTCGAACTCTTGAACGTAAGAAACGGTACATGTCCTCTGTGAAGTGAGTAGCCTCATCTATCATTAGGCAATGTATCTCTGCGCCCTGATACTGATAGATATCGTTCTCGTCTTTGCAATGACAAAGGAATATTTTTGACCCGTTCCAGAAACGGATTGTACCTTTAACGATCTCACATAGACCATCATTCACCCAGTTACTAAGCATGGAATGAAAGCCACTTGGCCCATGTAAATGATTCTTCTCTAGGTCTACTGATTGCCGTCTGAATAAATATACTTGAAGTCCCGCAACTTGAGCGCACCAAAGAATAGAGGCCACTCTTAATAGATGACTCTTGCCCCCACCTGCTGCACCACCGTATAAAATCTCAGTTGCACAACTCTGCAGTGCTACCCTCTGCTTCGGGTGAAGCTTCATGTTGATCGCTGCCGTCCTTGGCTGCATTATCAACTCCATCAAATGATATGTTAATAATAGGTTGTGGCAATGCTGCCATACCTTCGTGTGCTATTCTTTGCTTGTTATATTGTGCGTATTTCTCTGGATCTAAAATAGAGAGCAGCCACTTTCTAGTATCAATCTTTAGCCGCGCTCTATATACTGCTGCTGGCGTATGATCCTTACTTTCATCGTCTGCTATTTCTTGAACTTGCTCTTCCAAGACTGAACACCGTATTTTCTGAGCTTCCTTAAGTCTCTCCTTAAACGCGGGGTCTGTCTCTGCTCGTCTGTAAACAGCTGAGCGATTAGGGAGACTAGTCTTTTCGCATATCTTAAGCAGAGTTTTACCGGCTGCAATACCGTCAAGAATTTCTTGATAGTCTTCTTCAGTATACCGGATAAGAATGCCCGTCTTCTTTCCGGTATGCTCGCCAACTCTTGGCCCTCGCTTCCCCATTCTCTATCCTTAATTGCTGTTAGTAGTAGTATAAGGTGATATTTGAACAGGACAAACAGGACTTCCCCATGCCTTAAATGCTGCCGTAGTTGGTATATATTGATCCACTCTTGACGAGGCAGGCTGTACTTGTGGCGCTGTAAGATAAACAACTTCCGTGCCGGCTGTCGTCTTAGTGTCTGAATAAACATTAGAGTTTAAAGGCTTAAAAACCATCCTAAATGCTGGACTAAGAGAAGTAGCGCCCGTGTAAGTGAATGTGATTCTGTACCAACTATTACCTACTGCTGTTATAGCGCCATTGGTAAATGCATTAGTAGTGCCTACGGCCCCGTTTTGGATGTCAAAAGCTTGTAGGTAAGTCCCGCTACCAGTAAAGCCCACTGCTAAGTATTGCAGGTTAGAATATTTAACATAGACTGAAACTTTATAATTATTGTTGTTAATAACGTGCGCAGCGAGGCTTGCCCCCAACAATAGCGTTGTTTGACTCGCTCCGGATGCTGCCTTAAATGTTTTATTGATGTTATATATACCTTCTGGGGGGGTAGTTGTCGCCGTGTCATCTGTCATTGTAGCCGTTTTAGTCCACCCTGTTGAACTCGTCATGTCATCAGAGTAAGTAAGCAGGTTAACAGCTGGCGCTACACACGTAATAGCCTGCCCAAAGCAATTTGTAGACACCAACAATATGATGACTAATAAAAATATCTTTTTCATTTCTTTATTCCTTCAATTAACTTTCTCATAAACTTTTCAAACTTAAGCCACCACTTCGTTAGATCGAACTCGAAAACAACTCCGTCTAACTTATCGCGCCATGGGTTAGTGTCCATCTTTCACCTTCGTAGCTACGCCTACCCATCCTTTGACTTGTCTCTTCGCGTCGAGAAGTGGGTATGCTTTGACAACGCATGGGGTTCTTATCGCGTTCTTATCTTGATACGTGATATTCATATAGAATTCTCTCTTTAACCTTACTGCTTGTTCCCATTCATGTAGCACTGCTTCCCTTTCCTCTGGCGCTATCGACGCTACCCAATTCATGCCTTTAGGTTCTCGCCCGTGCATCCCTTCAAGCGTTCGATTCCACCACACACATTGCCCGTTCTCGTCTGACTCCCACATCCCTGAATCGCTATCGATTAACAAAGCTTTCGTGCGGCTCTCTGTGATCATTTGCCGCGACTCAATTCTGTTTATCGCGTCTTTAATGCTACCTCCGCCATTCGGAGTCAGTTCGCTAACTATTAAATTAACCTTACTCAAAATCTCCTGCGCGTATTGATATTGAGCGAACATGGGCCTTAGTACTCTCTTCCATATTGCAACCAATGCGACCACGAATGCAGTGATTCCACTGACTGTTTTTGCTGCGGCCTCGGGATCAATGGTAATACTTTCCAACTGCTCATTATCCCTTTACGATGACCGGCGGCGCTGGCGTATCTAATGCTTTCTTAGTAGCTATCGCTGATCCTTTCTGCGCTAACAATGCCATGACGATTGCTATTAGTATTTCTGTTGCCGCCTTATCAAAGTTATCTACCGCCGCTGAGTTAATACCGAGCGATAAAAGATAACCTGAGATTACCTTGATTAATCCGCGCACCACCTGACCAATGATTGATGGGCCAACTAATTGTGCTATTAAGTTTTTTATCCAATCTCCCATATCAATCCTTCCGTGTTGTTAACTTTCTTTAAGTAAAATCTTTGCCCATTCTCAAATTTCCATAGCCCGTTTGTGTAGGGTACAAACTTAATATCGTCCGTCACGAACTCACTGCCATCACTGCCGCAACCAAGAATAAGGGCCTCCATGCCTAGTACTAAAACCATCATGATTTTAGAGATAGCTATCACCTTACCTTTCTTAGTGTAAGACAGATTTGTAAAAGGTTACGCCCCTTAACTCCCTGCCAAACTCTTCTTTCATCTCATGCAAGATGTCTTTCTCTGCGCGGATAACAATGTCGTTTGCTTCTAGATCAATATCCGGGAGCATCACAAACAATTGTAAGTCGTGCATAAAAACTAGAACCTCCATATTACGAATATAGATTGTTACAGCCATATTCCACCCTTTCAAAAAACCTTGACCGAAGTGGTCACAGAGTCGATCAAGCTTTACGATCTCAGGCATCCAAGCCATCGATAAACATTGGGCCTTGTGACTCTGTGACCACGTTTGTGCTGGAAGCCTTCGAATCGCCCCCATCAATTACCTTGGTCTTAAACTTTTTGATTCTAAAACGTGTGTGCCTACTGTAAACATTGTCTATTGCTGCCCATTCGGTAGGCACGTCATAGACTTCTTTGCACCATAGGGAATCGGTATCGGAATATTGCTTTAGAAATTCTACTTGGACTAACATGCCACCCTCTTTGATTTGCCGCGCTCTACAGCATCACAATCTATCGCTGCATCAGAACAGGCAGTAAGAAGTAGTAAGAGGATGAGGGCCTTTAGCATTTGCGGCCCCTTGATTTCTTGCAGCTGGTTAGCCTTGCCTTAAGCGACTCGACTTCAATAACCAGCTGGTTAGAGTAATCGCCTGATGCCTGTAAGGATTGATAGCATCCGAGGTAGTGAGACTTAGGATTATCAAAGAAGTCTAAAGGGCCGCATGATATGGGCCGGCCTGCGCTATCTCTCTCAAGGACAAAGGAGGGAGCACAGATAAAGTCACCGCCTGGAATCTCTAACTGATTATGGTAGTTCGGATCATCAAAGGGGTTGCCGTGGCCTAGAACTAAATCTAACGGGCTTTGAAATTCTTGAGCGCTAGCTATAGAAGTTGATAAGATAAGGCCTAAAACTAGGCTTTTTAGATGCATTAGCTACCGTCCTTGGCTGCTTAATACGTTTATATTTGAATACGCTTCCCCTTCCCTGCCGCCCTCTATACTAACATACTAAAAAAGAACCTAACATAAAAAAGACAGAATGTGTATTTTTATTATCGTGTAATGAGATAAAAAATGTCTAAGATCGGACAATTATTATTAGTTGTTTGTATCTTTTCTTGTTGACGTAACATCATAATGCTGTTACTATTAGAACATAAAGAATAATAACAATAATTAACAAGATAGGAGCTTGGGAGTTATGAGAGAGGTAGACAAGGGTGGGTCATGGCCCACGGTATTAAGAGAGATCGACAGGCAGATAGGAGAGAGCAGCTTTTATAAGAAGCTTGATAGGCTTTGTAATCTGATGTTACTTGCCATGGGTATAATGATTGGAATTATGTTAAGGTGAAATTAGAATGAGCCCGAGTAAGAAAGGCATTAAGAGAATGAGTATATATTTGGCCCCAACATTTGAGGATCGTTTGAAAGACGAGGCACGTCAAAAGGGGCTAAGTATTAACGGTTTAATTAATGTGATTTTAGAGAATTATTTTAAGGAACAGTTAAAGAAAAAGGTTGTGAAAGACGAAAAGAAAGAGTAGGATTAATTAGAATAAACGTTCATTCTCCACGCCCACAAAGTAACCTTATCGGGTATGGAGATGTGTAATCGAAATAGGAGGCGATTATATGTCATTAAATAAACTATATAACAGAAACGAATTAAAAGAGCTACTACTTCCATTGTTGGAGCTAGAGACAGCTAAGGATTATGACACCGATCATTATCTTGAAGGCGGTGAAGTCAAGTCAATAGATAGTGAGTATGAGGTTTATGCTTATAAACTAGGCCGCTGTAGTGGGCATGATCTTTACTCAGAGGATGAGCTTGATGACTTATGCTGGGAAGCCTACACGCATTTAAGACTACATGAAATTATCTCTGACTTTGATTATGAATCAGATGAAATGTGGTTACTTGATCCAGTTTGGGAGACAAACTTAAGGATCAGTGAGGAAGCTTTAAAGGAACTCTATTACACAAAGAGCGATGCAAAAAGACTTGATATACTAGAGCGAGCTGTTGAGGCTTGCGAGATGATTGGAATGCCTTTCATTGATCGTTGGGCTGTTAAGATGAGCCGTCAAGCTTTGAGCCTTAATGCTAATGAGGCTTTGAGATGTCTATAAACTATCATTTAGATAAAAAAGCTTGGCTTGATGAGAGACAGAAAGGGATAGGAGCTAGTGAGGCTAGCGCTATGCTTGGTCTTAATCCTTTCTGTACACCTTTTAAATTATGGGCAACTAAGACGGGGCTTTATGAGCCTGAAGAGTTGACAGCCGAGGCGGTTAAATGGGGTCAAAGGCTTGAGACTCCTATAGCTTTAGGATGGGCTGAGGAAAACAAGGTAGAGGT